CTGAGCAAACAGATCTGAGTCGCCATTTGGAGTCGATGAAATGATGAACTTACCACCAGTTGAGAGTGCAGGTGTCAGTGACCCCCACATTTCATCCTGAATGCGGCGTGGAATGAACGCAATTTCATCTAGGAAGATGATAGCTGGAGAGCTACCACGACCAGTTTTATCAGACGTTGCTTCACAAATGATGACTGATTTGTTGTCAAATTCAATTGACGTGCGATTGTAGAACGTGCAACCAGCTTTCAACCACATTGGTAGTTCTTCATAAGCGAACTTGATACGTGATTGAATTTCAACTGCATGTGACATTGCCTTAGAAGCAATCACACAGCGCTTTGCCTTGTGGAACAGCGCGAACCAAAGAATGTACATTGCCGCCACGGTTGTTTTACCCATCTGGCGTGAACACAATAGCAATGTGTCTTTGTTTTCATGAATTGCACGAACCATTTCTATCTGATACTCGTACAGATCAAATGGAACAGCACCCTTAGTAGGGTGCTGAACCTTGACGTACTTCGTCATGAAGTAGATTGGGTCTTGTGTGCACTTCTGTAACTCTTGCACCTTTTCAAGGTCGTATTCGCACGTGTCGTGCGCTCTTTTCAAGTTTGGATTTCTAGCCATTACAGCTCCATGTTACGTTTTGCTGTTTATCTCCTTTAACAGACTTTCAGCAATACCAGCTTTCACTAGCTCAGAGTGCTCACCACCGTACCTTTCGGCCTGGTCATGAACCATTTTGTGAAGTGCTTTCAAGGCCTTTTCAATCTCAGGAATTGTGTAAGGTCTATTTTTAGGCATTGGGGATAGCCTAGTGAACTTCACTGAAGACTTTTTGAATGCAGATGGGGAGCTCATCTCAGATTCTTGATTTTGTAAGCAACGCGCTGAACTTCACCCTGAAGCTCTTCATACTTGTTGATAAACCAGCCATCCTGAACCATGTGTGATTTGAATGCCTCTAATGAACGGCTGAGTTCAATGATGAATTGCTCAGGGTTCATTGTGAACTGAATAGTGGATTCAGGAACCTTCAGATCACCGTACTTTCCCATGTACATCTCGGCGAGTTCATCTGCTAGGTCAATGAGTGTTTCGTACAGATCACCGAGCGCCATATGAACAGAGAATGACTTTGTCCCCCAATGTAACTTGTGAGTTACATCACGCGCCTTGAACAACATGGCTAGCAGTTCATTGATCTCATCGTCCTGAATGCTTTCCTTCAGACCAAGCATCTTTTTCGTGATGCCTGCGACAAGCGCATAATTCTCTTCACCATACTCTTTAGCAACGATGTCCTTTGCCTTGCGCCACATCTTTTCAGCTCGTGGAATTGATTTACCAGATTTTTTAGCAAGGCTCTTAATTAGAGGTGTTGGCATGATTTAGTCTCCTAAGCTATTTAGGCTTGCAGTATCAACTTCATCATGATAGTCAAGAGACTTTGGGTTGTTGTAAACTTGTCCAGTGTCATCATGGCCCCAGTGTCGTGTATGTCTCATTCTGATCGTTCATTTCGATTCTGACGAACCGACGACCGATGGCTCTGAACAGTCTGATAACCCACTTACCAGCTGCAGAGTCAAGAAACTCCTTATGCAGCTCTCTTCCGGTGTCAAGGACCTGTTCTTCTTGATCATGAGAAACAGGTACCATCTTGTCAACAGTGGTGCCAAGTAGCTCTGCTGCAATCTTGCGTGCGTCATCAGAAATGCTTTCAGCCAGCTTATGATCAACTTTCGATGTATCACCGTGCGGTCTCTTTTGCTTGATCTTCATATCAACCACGCCAAGATCAAGCTCCTTTTCATCATCAGCCGCAACTGAAGCGCGCTGTGTCAAGTGCTTCTTTGACATTGGGCGCGTTAGCTCTTTAGCCTCAATCAAAGAGCACAGGGTCGTGAATTTAGTCATTATCTATCCTAAGGTCATAGACCTATTTACTTGATTTCTTTCTTAGTTCCATCAACGTCAATCATCCTCAAGATCTCTTCTCTTGTCGCAACAACTGTGTTGTTAGTGATCTTTGTGGATCCCATGCCTGGAATGAATGTGTTTGCGCGCTTGCGATCGGTCTTTACTCGCGCCTTTGACGTTGCGGCGGCCAATGCAATGTTCAAGAACGTAGCCGCAACTTCAGCGTTTCTAGCTGCATATCGAGGCTCAATGATTTCGGTGTAAGACATTTGATTCTGAAAGGTCTTTTTGGCTTCGTTATAGACTTCATCAAGCTTTCGATCAGTTTCGATGTCGTCTTCATCACGGACGTATGGTGCAGGCTCTTGTGGCGTTGTTGCAGGCAATGCTGACTCTGGCACCATCTCATAGTCATCAAAACCATTGTGCTCTGATTCAATGTTGAACACTTCATCAAGTGGTTTTACAAAGTTTGACATGCTAGTCTCCAATGTGTTTCTTAGCAGCAGCTAGTTTTTCCTTGCCAATCGTTTCTACGTCGGTTTGGTTCTTTAGGATTCACGTAGCATTTTTGACTCTAGAAAGTATCGACTATTTAGCGGCACATGAAACACAGGGTTATGTTTCACATTCACCGGGTTTTAAAGAGAGTCCGCTCTGTAATGACACGGAAAGTGAAGCCATTACTCTGGGCAAAATCTGAAGCTGCCTTCCATTTTGCCGTATTCACCAGCAATGCTAACTTGTCTTGATCACTAGCTTTTGGTGTCAATACGGTTTCTTTGTATGGCTTGATTTCGATGATTTCCTTTTTGACCCCACCACTTTTGTCACGATAAACCACGAACGCATCTGGATAGTACTGATGGACCTTGTTATCCAATGGTGACAAGTACGGAATTGAGAACTCTTCACTGGCCCAACGGAGTACAGCTGGAGTTGTGTCAAAGTACTTGAACAGGGTGAACTCCCAACTTGACCTGCCATAGATCTTTGATGGATCGCCGATGTACTTCTCTGGGTGTTTTGGAATGAACCGCCCCTTCATTGTTGATCGTGGTCTGGCATTACCATTTGTCTTAGCCATTATGATTCCTCAATAGATGGTTGATCAGTTCCGTACGTACCAGTTGATGAGGTGTACGTCGCTTGCAATGCATTCGCATTCTGCTGAGTAGTGTCATCAGTTACGAGCGCGCGAGATGGTCTTGCAAATGCCTGTGAAATAGAAGAGACTGTTGATGATGCCAGGTTCCCAACTGAAGCCCTAGTGATTTGCTCTACCTTCCCAGAAAGCGTATCGGCTACAATTCCTAATCCAGGCACCTGTTTAACATACCTTCCAACTGTTGAGCTCACGATCTTCTGAGCAGCACGAGCTGCTGAATTCGAAATCAATTGGGTATATGGATTTGCATTACCTGATGAAGCACCAGTGTTTGACGATGGTGCCAAATCACCAGGCGCATCCTTCCATGTCGGCATCTTCTTTGCATCATCAATGGCCTGCATGTTCCGCGCTGGTGTCATTGCCATGAAGTCATAGTCAAACGACATGGTGAAGACGTTCATGTCACTTGAGTCATGAGACATTTCATCAAGATCAAAAGACACCACGCGTGGATTGATGAAGAAGAACGCGACTTCCTTAACGGCGTTCCCAAGACCAGTTTGCGCAGGGTTCACGAACACCTGTGAAATCTTGATCGCTTGGATGATGTTACCAACGTCAGTGTTTATCACACCACGTGATGCAAAGTCCTGTGCAACGTTAGCTGAAGCAATGCTGTCGGTGAACACCATACCATTACCAGATGTGTAAGCTGCATATGCCTCAGAAATGTTAAATCCGGCATTCGCAGATCTTCTTGTGATTGGCGAGTGCACCATCATCATGAAACGGAAGAACTCATACACGTTGTTCCCAACGTCATCAATAAATGTCAAGTTCAATTCCTTGTGTTTGATTGACTTCAGCACCCTTGTCTTTTGGTTGTACATGTTCACTTCTTCATATTCAAAGTCGACCTTTGGACGGTCGACCTGCTTCACCATGAAGACGAAGTTCCGATCAATCTTGTTTGCTGTCAGAAAGTGTTGCACGTCTGGTGTCTGCTTGAACAAGAACTCAACCCTGAAGAGAAACTTGAACTTGCCTCTGAACTGGGAGTTCACCGCTGAAGCCGCATAAGAGGTGGCGTGCCACGTCCCATCGTTTCTGTTTACCTTCGTTGACGAGTTCCCGATGTTTCCAATAGCACTTGCAATTGGATTACCGGCAAAGTCTTGCACGGCCTGGCCAAAGATAGTTGTTGCGGTTTGCTCAGCGTTGATACCGGCTGATTTGAGAAGATTTGAAATGTCAGCCATTGGCTTTCCCTTGAACCCTTATTCTGTATTTATGGATGTTCAAAGAGGTCTGCCATTCAAACCGATGGTCGCGTGATGTTCCCATCACAGCTCAGGGTCAGACAATTCGTGCGTTCATGTGAACGAAACCAGGACAACAACATTCCCGGCTTTGTGCGTCCTTTAGGTGCACAAAAGCACAGCCTCGGCGACACCGGTGAGGCCGAGTGCGCACCGAACAAATAAACTGCAGAGCATAACACACGAGGGGCCCTAGGGCCCCTCGTGTCATTTCGTGTCGCTCTTTTTGTATTCACCACGCGTCAAGCGTACTGGATGAGTTCCTTCCAGTTTGGTACACCTGAACGAACAATGTTCAACCCCTTGATGAATTCACGCATTGTGACAGCAGTGATTTCACCCTTACCGTGCATCTCTAGCAAGTGATCAAGCAGTGCCTGTTTCTTGTCAAGTGAAACATCGTTACCACCAAGTGTTGGGAGGATGTTTCTCATACGTTGCAGAATTTCAGCTGGCGTCAAGTCCATGTTGATCTTAGCTGAACGTGACATGATTGCGGTGTCGAACTGATCCTTGCGGAGGTTTGAGATGAAGATCACTCGGCCAGTGAAGTCAAACATTGATGGGTATCTAGCGTTAGCTGGGTTCTCTTCAATTTCGGCGTCAACCTTATCATTGAACTCTTCACGTTCTTTGTCAGACATGCGTGACACGTTCACGGTATCGCGTGAAGCCCATGCAATTTCACGAACGTCTGATGTGTCTAGCGCAGCCTTCAAAATGTTGGTAGCGTCTTGGTTACCCCACATGCTGTCCAAGTCATCAAAGATCACCAGGCCGTTCTTACGGTACATGAACAGCGTCTTGTAGATTTCAGCCGCCGTTGCCTTACCAGACAACTTCACGTAATCGCTTCCCTTGCTGAGCCCGGCATCATTGACCACATTCATGATCGTGAAGGTCTTACCAGTACCTGGGCCACCGTAAATCAGCAGTGAGCGAAGTGAGCCCTTGCAAGCCATCTGAACTAGCTGAGCCATGTGGCCGTACAGTGTTTCAGGGTCACGCAGCTCTTCCTCTGAAGGAGGCGCCTTCAGAGTTGTTTGAAGCTGCTTGTACAAGGCTTGTGCTTCAGGTGTGTCAGCAGAAATGAACTTCTTCGTATCAGGGTCTTGCGCGGTGACCTTGATGTACATGATTGGCGCTTTCTTCTTTGACGCCGCATCATTGACGTCAGATTCAGTTTCTTTTCCTGAACTGATATCCTGAACTGAGCCTGGCTTGGTGTTCCACTTACCACGGCCAATCTTCTGATCACGAATGTATGCTGGAATCAGCACATCGTTTTCATTGGCCACTGACTTGATCTGGTCCCATGTAGCAGACTCTGCGTCGGCCTTACCAACAGACTTAACCATCATCTGATAGAATGAGTCAGCGTCAACACGCTTGGCCATTTCATCAAGTTGTTCAATGCCTTCTGTGACCGCTGCTGTCTTCACCTCGATCTTACCAACCTTTGGATTCTTGATCATGCTTGCAATCTCCTTGATTGCACCGATCACATCCTCAGCTGCAAGTTCCTCAACATGAATCACGAAGTTAGGGCCATTGAATGGGTGGTAATTCGTCCAGACATCAATCCCAAGAATCTTACCGGCACGCGCTCTAATCCGAAATGCTCTGTTCGTGGCAAAGAAAAACAGATAGCCGACTGAGGCGCCTGGAAGTTGTTCTACGCCCTTCTTACCACCATAACGGTAAATCGGACCACCAAGTAGCTTTGGCGCTCTGCGCTCAAAGACTTTGATGATACGCTCAAGGTCAGCTTCACTGAATTGCGCTTCAATGAGATATTCTAAGAAGTTCATAGTTCTGTGTTTTCTTAATGCTGAAAAATGGCGAGATTTCTCTCGCCATTTTTTGCCTATTTACTGTGTCAGCGCGCCACCTAGAGAAGTGCCATAGCCCTTACCGTTGTCAACCTTGTGGGCATGATCATAACGGATTGACATTTGAATCTTCATAACTTCACTGTTGTCATAAGACATCTCACCGAATTGGGCGCTCTTAATCCAAGCACCTTCAATGTACCATGTCTCAACAACACCCTCGTCACCATCAAGTAGCTCAAGGATCAAACCGAACTTGTAGTCTGAACCGGTAGCCGCAGCATTCAGCCAACGGCCATCTAGATCAACACCAATCAGGCGTTGTTGTGTCTCAAGCTGTGCAGTGATAACTGCTGATGCAAGACCTGTGATGTCATCTTCAACGGTCATTGGCATTTCATTGAAGTGGTGTTTCGTTGCCACATACGCTGTTGAGTTGTAGCGATGCTGTTCGGCTTCGTCCCATTCAATGTTTGGGCGTTCAACCTGAATTGCTTGCATTGTCAAGTCACGTGAGTTCACGCCTGACACTAGACGACCAATATTCTGGAAAGTGACGCGCCATCTGTGGGACAGCTTTGGTGCAAAGATACCATTGCCGCCGCCCGGAATGCCAAAATTACTTAGGTTTGCCATAAATATTCTCCATGTTAGAATTTGGCTTTAGCTATTTAGAGAGTACACATGAAATCCTACAAAAACCTCGCAGAAGAACTGTTTTTCACAAACGGCACATTTGATTCTAGGAAGGCAAGATGGAATGCCAATAAGGCACCATGGTTGTCTGAGCTTAGTGGAAGTAGCGTGTCAGAGAAGATCTGGAATTTATTTCACACACGCCCACTATGCGCATGCGGAAATCTAACCAAGTATTGGGATTTTACCCATGGATATAGATCAAATTGTTCTAAGTCTTGTGGGCAATCCTCAAGTGTGACAATCTCAAAAAGAAAAGAAACACTTGAGCGGAAATATGGAACAGATAATTTGTGGTCTAACGAGGATTTCAGACGAGCTGTTTCTGAAAAAATGGCCAAGTCAAAAACAGCTAAGGCGCTTAGTAGGAAAATTGAAGAAGCAAAAAGCCGTGGATTCATATTGATAACAGAAGCACCAACTAAAGCCAGTGATATTGTTAAGTGGAAGCACATTTGTGGTGTTGAATTTGAACGCCCATTCCAAAAAACAAAATACATAGCTTGTCCAAAATGCTCAGTATCAAATATTCAGGGGTTGGTTTTTAAGGCAGCTCAAGAAGTAGACGATACAGTGATTTCAAATTATCGTCAAGGACTTAATGACAGGAGAGAAATAGATATTTTTTCTCCTAAAGCTAACATTGGCTTTGAGGTAAACGGCTCACACTGGCATCAAGATCAAACGCGAGATTTAGACAAAATCCAAGATGCCAAAGTGAATGGCATCAAGGTAGTCACAATTCAAGACGTTGAGTTGATTACAAATGAGCAGGCGGTGTTATCTCGGGTGCAGTCACTGTTGATGAAAAAAGAGAGGATCTATGCCAGAAAGTGTTCAGTTCTTCTTGGCACCACTGCATCTTTGGTAGCTCATGAATTTTTGACAAAGTACCATACACAAGGCTATGTCAGAGGCACTAGCATCTGCTTGACCCTTAATGGGCAGGTTCTAGCTGTGATGACTGTTGGCAAAAGCAGATTTGGCAAAGACAAAGTGCTAGAAATCTATCGATGGTGTGTGAAGCCAGGAATCACTATTATTGGTGGATTTCAAAAATGCTTTTCACACTTTAATGTACAGGAATGCATCACTTACTGTGACGCTAGATGGTCACCAGATCCAACAGACACAATTTATCATAGAGCTGGTTTTACTTTAGTTGGTAAGACTAAGCCAGGCTACGTGTGGAAACGCGGAAACATTGTGTTGTCACGCGGCGAAACACAAAAGCAAAAACTGCTTCAGCAATATCCAGAGTTTGACATGGATATGACTGAAGATCAGATAATGACATCACTTGGGTTTGAAAAAGTCTTGAACTATGGGAATTGGATATTCAAAAAATAAGGGCGCCAATGGCGCCCTTATTTTAGCTGATTAGATTATCAGTTTCCAGTAATGTTGTCACCAGTGCTGACAACGTTGATTGGGATGTAGATGAATTCAGCCGCTTTTGTTGGCTTAATTGCAACGTCCAACCACATTTCACCGTTATCAATTCTCGTTGGTGTGTTGTTTGACTCATCGCACTTGGTTGCAAACTCATAGATGCCGCGTAGTGACAGAATGTTGTTCAAAATGTCATCTGCCGCGGCCTTAAGGTTTGCACGAGTAATGGCATCATTTGGCTCGAAGGTAAATGGGAATGCACCTTCGCGAAGCGCCTTACGCAAGTAGCAAAGCAGACGGACCACATTCACGCGGTCAAGAGCTGATGAAGCAGCTGCTGAAGTCTTCTGCCCCCAAACAATGATTCCCTGACCAGGGAAGTACACGATAGGATTGATGTTCTTGAATGACTCATACAGAGAATCACGCTGTCCTTGGTTCAGATTAGTCTCAACAAAGGTGGTTGCGGTTCCAAGAGTTCCAGAAACATAACCAACTGACGTGATACCAGTGACTGAGCCACGAGCAACACCAGCTGGTGCAAACCAAACGTAAGATTGGTTGTCGCTGTTTGCATAGGTGCGGAGCGCAATTCCAGAAGGCGCGCACACGACATTTCTACCATCGTAGTTTGAGCACAAGCCCCATGGGTAGTAGTAAGCAACGCTTGTGCTTGATGTACGTGAAGAAGTCAGCGCCCATTCAGAAACCTGAGCTGGAGTCTTATTCACTGGAGTGTCAGCAATTACGAAAGCCTCGTACTTCACATCGGCCGCAAGAGCAACCATTTCATCAGCACACTCGTAATAGCCAGGGCACAGAATCAGATTGAACTCGTAAAGTTCTGATCTGATTTCTTGATTGCTGTTGATGGCAGCTTGGAGAGCCGTCACAATTGCAACGCGCTTAGCTGCGTCATTAGCACCTAGTGGAGT